TTACCCTTCTTCTCTATCTATACAACTGGTACACGCAACATGAGTACACTCTTATTAAACACACTAACAGGCAAAACCTCCGCAGGGTCTATCGTGGTGACAGGCGAAGGTGGTTCTACAACTACGAATTTACAGCAGGGTTTACTTAAACAGTGGGTACATTTTGAAGGAGATTCTGCCGATTTAGATGCAGTCGAGTATGATTCTTTTAATACAACCAGTTTAACAGATAATGGCACTGGAGATTATGATGTAACTATAGCGAATGATATGTCTAATGAATTTTATGTATTAATGGGGATGGGGTCAAGTAATAGAGGTGTTACTGTTGACACCGATACTATATTGGTAGGAAGTTATAACTTAGAATGTTATAGATATGCTGATAGTGCTTCACAAGACCCTGACCATGTAATGTGTGGCGTAGCAGGAGACTTAGCATAATGGTAGCACATGGAACAATAGCATTTGACACGCTCACAACGTCTGACCAAGTAAATACTGGCACTGAGAAGTCACTAGATACGAGCTATGTATTAAATGGGTCTGCTAAGATGTGGGTAAACTACACAGGCATATCTACTACTGCGGCTAGGGATAGTTTTAATGTTAGTTCTTTAACAGATGTAGATACAGGTCAAACAACAGTAAACATTAATAATGATATGGGTAATGCCAATTATAGTGGATATTACTTTACAAGTGCCTCAACAGGAACGGCTTATAGTAACTTTGGTAACGCATTTACTGGTGGTTTTGGAAGTTTTGCAACAGGTTCTTGTAGTCAAAATGCTTACACTTCTACTAATTTTGATTCATACCAAAACCTAGTTGGAATATTTGGAGATTTAGCATGATAGAAACACCAGAGTTTCAAGGCACACACTTATGGGAGCGTCTATGTTGGGCAAAGGAAAAGCTAGAGCCTTACAGGAGCGAGTACTGTGTAGTGTGGGAAGACCCTAATGAAATGGAAAACCCTGCTAAAGTTACACACCCTGACCCTAACTGGATGGCTTGTGCATTACAGGGTGGGATACTACCACCAGTGCAATCCTACTGGGAACTGAAGAAAGACGAGAATAAGCCTGACTTTGTAAAACATACCAGAGGTCCAGAGCTTCTACACAATATGAAACCTATTGACGCTATGACTGAAGAAGAGGCAATAGAGTATTTAATAATGAAGGACATACCTGAACATGTCTGGAGAGATTGGGATAAATCCAATAAGCCACGATTGGTTATCTGCAAAAAAAGTCAACTTCCTGCAACTAGGGAGTGGAGAAATGCGTGGCAAATAAGCGATGAACTCACTGTTGAGTCATCAGTAGCCGCATAAAGGAGTATTAAACTATGGTGAAAACTTATATTACAGACATGGATGGCAAGACTGTTGATAGCTCATCAGTAACTAAACCATCTGACAGGCACTTCAGAGGAGCATGGAAGCTTTCAAGCGACTCTAAAGTTATAGCCGAAGACATGACTAAAGCTAAAGCTATCTTCAAAGACAAGATTAGAACAGTACGTCAGCCTCTACTAGACGCTGAAGACGTAGTGTATATGAAGGCACTAGAAGCTAGTGACTCATCAGCACAAGCTGCAAGTGTCGCTAAGAAGAAAAAGCTTAGAGATGCACCTGCTACCTCTGCTATTGATGCGGCAGATAATATTACCAAGCTCAAAGCAGCTTGGGATGCAAGCACATTGGGTACAAGCCCTTACGCATAAGGATAAGTAAATGGCACTAACTAAAGTAACTGGTAGCGGAGCAGATGGTTTAAATCTATCAAGCACAGATGTAACTATTTCTTCTGGTGATTTACTATTTGCTACAGCTAACAAAGGAGTTGTGTTAGGTGTAACAAGTAATACAGATAGTAACACTCTTGATGATTATGAAGAAGGCACTTGGACACCTGCTATTAACAATGGAAGTAGTGATTTAGGTACAAGTGGTATTGTTGCTACTTATACAAAAATAGGCAGAACTGTTTATGCAGAATTTCAAATACAAAGAAATGACTCTTCATCTGACACTAATTTTTTTAAATTAGCAGGTCTACCATTTACATCAATTAACGGCCCAAGATTAGCAGGTCAAGCATGGATTGACAATTCAAGTGGTGATATAAAATGTTTTATGTATTTAGGCAGTAGTTCAACAAGTGCTTCATTCAAAAAAACAGGTGATAATGATTCGTCTGTAAGTATAAATGAATTTTCAAATTCCAGATATGTTTATGGTGCATTAGTATATAATACATAGGAGATAAAAATGGCAATAACAAAAGAAACAATAGAAGATAAAATAGAAGTAGTTGGTGACTTCAAGCACATACAGGTGCGAACAGCAACAGTCATAAAAGAAGATGGCAAAGAAATATCACGCTCCTTTCACCGCCATATTGTATCTCCAGATAATGACAGCTCTAATGAAAGTGCAGATGTTAAAGCAATGGTTGCTCAATTTCATACTAACGAAATAAAAACTGCTTGGGCTAAACACCAAAAAGAACAGGGATTATAATGCCATATATAGGTAAAGCACCAAAAAACTCAGTCCGTAGTCGTTTCACATATCAAGCGACAGCAGGGCAAACATCTTTTAGTGGCAGTGATAGCAACTCGCTAACACTCAGCTATCCAGATAGTTTGTACATGGACGTATATCAAAATGGAGTGATGCTCAAGGCAGGTACAGACTATACCGCTACGACAGGAACAACAGTAGTGCTAGTTAGTTCTGCATCAGCTAATGACGTAGTGGAGATGGTAGTCTATGATGTGTTTGACGTAGCCAATAGCTACTCTAAGACTGACTCAGATACACGCTATCCATTCTTAGGTAACAACTCAATCATCAGAACTAATGGCAACTCTATCAGCACAGACATTACAATAAGCAGTAGCACAAATGGATTATCAGCAGGACCAATTACAGTAGGCTCATCTAGCACTGTGACTGTTGCAGGATACTGGAGTATAGTATGACAAGTAAACTTATAGTTGACAGTATAGAAGGTAGAACAGGTGCTACAGTAAGTCTTCCACAAGACTCTAATTATATGTTAGACCAATGGAGATTATCAGCTACTATTAGTGACAATGATACTACACTTACAGGTTGGGAAAGACCTGATGATTCTAGTTTTGGTAGAATTGGAACTGGAATGACAGAATCTAGTGGAATTTTTACTTTTCCATCTACAGGAGTATATCTTGTTACTGCGAATGTTAGAATTTACATAGAAGGAACAGATGCAACGGCAGGTTATGTGGTAAAAGTTAGCACAGATGGTGGTAGTTCTAGTGACACTATTGCATCGGCTTATGAGGGTGATACTTCAGCTAATGATAGTAATACTTCAGCTTCTAGCTCTAGTTTAATAAATGTTACTAATGCTTCTCTTTTTCAAGTGTTTATTAAAAGTGACGCTTTATCTACTAATTCAACTATTAGAGGAGATACTAGCGAAAATCAAACAATGATTACATTTGAGCGTAAAGGTCCAAGTCAATGAGGAATAACAAATGGCAAGTGAATTAAGAGTAGACAAAATACATAACGAAGGTGGAGACAACGATAGCGGATTGGATATGTCCACCAATGATGTTGTTGCAGTAAAGATTGCAGGGTCAGAGAAGATGCGAGTACATTCTGACGGAACGGTTGGTATTGGTACTACAAGTCCATCTAGACAACTAACAGTTCAAAATACAATAGCAAATTCTGGTGGGGTAATTGGATTAACAAGTTCCGATTCTACTACTTCTGGTACTTGCGGTATTATTCACTTTGGAAACAGTACAGATAGTTCTCTTGCATCAATTAATGGTATTGCTGATGGAGCAACTGATGCAGGAGCTATACTATTTAAAACGGAAGCTACTGGTGGTGCAATAGAAGAACGTATGCGTATTGCTAGTTCAGGTCTTACTACTCTAAATGCGGCAATTACAAGCGGTTATGCTTTGACTGTTAATGCAACTGGTGCAAGTGGTACACCTGAGACTTTACTTTTGGATACTCCAAATAAAGCAACAGATAGTACAGGTGGACATTTCTTAAAGTGTGATGATAGTTCAACTACTAGGATGGTTATTGACCTTAATGGCTCATTAAGAAACCACGATAATTCTTATGGTGCTATTTCTGATGAAAGGGTTAAGCAAGATATTTCTGATGCAAGTAGTCAATGGGATGACATCAAAGCTGTAAAGGTTCGTAAATATAAAAAGAAAGATGATGTTGCCCAGTATAAGGATAAGGCTTGGGAGCAGATAGGTGTAATAGCTCAAGAGCTAGAAGCATCAGGAATGGATAAACTCGTAGACATAGACAATGAGTCAGAAGAAAAATGGAGGTCTGTGAAATATTCTGTACTCTATATGAAAGCAGTCAAGGCACTCCAAGAAGCAATGACCAGAATTGAAACTCTTGAGACTAAAGTAGCCGCACTGGAGGCTAAGTAATGGCAAGTGAACTAAAAGTAAATACACTCACAGGAGTTAGCACAGCAGGTAGCATTGCAGTCACAGGTGAAGGTAACAGCACCACGACTAATCTACAACAGGGGTTGGCTAAGACTTGGACTTGTTATAGTGGTGCAGGTGTTGATGGCACTGCTGATATGACAGGTAATAGAGATAGTTTTAATGTTACTAGTTTAGTAGATGATAATACAGGTCTTTATACTACAAGTATGACTAATGTATTTAGTAACAATGATTATGCTTTTACTTACTGTGGAGCGCAGAGTGGAGCAGAAACAACTTATCAAATGGGTACAGCAGATGCAGGTATAACAAGTCATCAAATACAACTTAAAAATGCGGCAGGTTCAGTTACAGATAGAAACTATGTTTGTGGTGCATTTCACGGAGATTTAGCATGAGTAAAGCAGCAGAACTAGCGGCACTAATTGCCAATGTTAATAAGGGTAGCTCG